GTTAAGTTCCGCAACTGTCATAAGTGGGCGTGTTAAGTGTTCAAATTCAAATGGTGTCATTTTATCTCCATATTTTTGTCTGGTGCCCCAGACATGATTTCAAGGGGCGGGTCATAACGCCGCCCCTCTCAACTGCCCCTGCTCTTGTTATCCAAGTCCTCATTACAGGGGCAATCTGGTTTAATTATTGTCAATTATCGCGTCAAGCACGCTACCATTATCTGGCATGGTGAATGGTATACGCTCTTTTTCCAGAACCACATTCCCACCCATGTCTACATAAGAACGGGTAGGTACCATCGGTGCGTACTTGGTTTCTTCCAGAATCACATCTAAGATACGCTCTTTGTATTCGGCACCCTCACCAAACATCGCACGCTCTGCCCGTATTTCATCATCGGGCACGTTGACCTTATCTTTGGTGCGGCGTATTGGCAAGAAGTGGTCAACCATTTCATTCTTCGCGTTCTCAAGGTTGTAGGCGGTACCACGTATGTTTGGAAACATGTTGCCATCGTTGTACTCATACAGGTCAAGAAACATCTTGATTCTCTTAGAACGTGCCACAGATGCCTCTTGCTTAAGGTCCTCGGCTGGAAACATCTTGTCAACAATATTCGCTAGAATCTCAGTAGTGACTTCACGCTGAGACAAGACCCGCAACTTCTCCTCAAGAAGTTGGATATTCATTTTGGCACCACTGAAGTAATTCAGAGCGTCCTCAAGTTTCTCTTGTAGGTTCTGAGTGTGTCTGAAACATACCATCACCTTGCCCTCACTGTTCCGTACGGCAGACTCAAAGGTATTCGCACAGACCACACGGGTACTGGTGATAAAGACTCGGGCACTCTGCTTACCCGTTCTATCTTCAGTAAAGCACAAGCCATTTTCCCAACGGTCACCGCCGCCAGCAATATCAAATGCTGTATGCAAGTTGACCAGTGCCCAGAGTTTCTTCCCGTTTTCAAGAACTCCGGCAGATTCATAATGGGCACCCTCACTTTCCATGATGGCGTCAAGGTAAGCAAGCATGTAATCGGCTTGAATAACTTCCCGTGTCTCTGTGGTTTCACAAATAAACGCCGCTTGCTTGTCAAATGGAAACAAGTCATCTCGAAACAGACCCCATGCTGGAATCGGTTCACCGTAGATTTCCAACTGGTGCCGCGTTACTGGCGTGAAGCCTACCCTCTGGTAAGTCTCTCGCCAGTCTTTGCAGTCATTGACCATATCGCCTTTATGATGCCACGCAGAACCGCGTATCATGGCTTCATACTTCCCTGTGTAACTGTTGTAAACTATATTATCTGGCATTCTATCCTCCGTAATAACATCTAATGGCATGAAACGTTAGCGTTCCAAATACCAAGCCTAGTACCAAAAACATGACCTTGATTTTCCAGCTATTCATGTTGACTCCGTTAAAGTTTATTGTATCTATCTAATGGTAAACCGCCGCCCTCTGGTGCAAACACCAAGTCATCTTCGGTTACCGCTTCATCTGCTTTCAACCCGCACTTACTACAAACACCTTGCATTATAAAACCATCACAGCCTACTCCGCGGCAGTGTTCAACGTTGGTCATACCCCTACCTATTCTTTCTCGAAACTCAGATTGTGTTTCTTTCTGTTTCATTTTTGTAACCTCATTTGTCTGGTGCCCCAGACACAAGCCGTGCGTACCTACTAGGGTATAGCGGTCTAGTAAGTACGCACTTCTTGCACGGAGCAGGGGAGAGACAACTTGTAAAAATCTAGGTTGCATATACTTTCAAACTACAACCTTATTGTACCATAATCAAACACTAAATGCAAGCAGAGATTTTTCAGCCTCAAATGGAAAAGCGGCAGAGTACATGTCTGTTTTACACTCTGTCTGCCGCACCAGACAAAGACGTATAAAAATCGAACCAGTACCTAGCGGGTAACGGGTCAAGGGCACCCTTCCGCGTAAGCTTCTTAATCTTGCGTGCTTCTTTAGCTTCTTTGGATAATTTCAACTTCGGGTCAACGCCCATGAACTGAACACTGAAGCTTGGCAACCGTTCACAATTATCCTCTATGATTATGCCAGCGTCTTTGAAGCCATCCACAATGGGTTTAGCGAACGGTGTGAATACGTCATAGTGCCCCCAATTAGGTCGCCAGAAGCGTAATACAATCTTCACATCCTCAGAGAATATAGGCGGGTCAATCTTACGGTGAACGGTAGCGGTCGGGTTGCCTCTCTCAGTGAACCCGTGTTCTGTCCATTCATTAACTTTCCAGCCAGCACGTTCGGCAAAGTACAAGCCCTTACGTGCCCCTGCCTCACGCCACTTCTTGACCATGGCTTGGGCAGTGGTCGGGTACTGGCTCAAGGCTATATACTGGTTCCAGCTTGGCATGACCAGAAATTCTACCCGTAGGTTCGGCATTAATACCTGTTGGCTTGGGTGGTCACAGGTTACGGCACGTTCACGGTTAATCCAAATTAAATCATCGCTCATACTGCACAATCTCCTTAAGCATCTTAATAAGCTTGATAGCTTGCGTCTTTTTCAAGCTAACAAAGACTTCGGTAGATGAATAATCATCTTCCATTTCAATAGTCATCGCCACTTTACCAAACTGTAACGGTTCTACTATTATTTGTTTTTCTTTAGCCAGCTTGACGGTTCTATTATCGTGATACGCTCTCATAGTCTAGTATCCTCCACAATTACGTTGCCCTGTCTGGTGCCCCAGACAACGCCTGTCTCTGAACCCTGATAAGTTCTATGTTGCCATCGCCGCCCGTACTGGTCTATGTAAATAGTGCCCTCACCAGTTGGGGCGTCTGGGTCAAACTCCGTACGTACAATTATGTGCTGTCTAGTTATCCCTGTTGTGGTAGTCATCGTAAGCCTCCTCTGCTTTATCCATTAAAGATTTCTTAGGTGGTGCCATTATGGTAAATGGCGGGTCGCCAGCACCCATTTCTGGGCTGGTAAAAGTCTGTGCATTCTTATCATACTTCAGCTTGACAGTCCAGTACCGTTCCCCGTCACGTTGTTTCTCACAGTACAGGTCAAGCCACATTTCATCTTTGATAAGGTCTGGTTGATTGGCGTGCATCTGTGCGGCGGCATCCCATGGAAAGAGCATTACGTCTGCCGCTTGCTCAATCACACCGCTATCTCTGAACGCATCCATCCGTGGACGGCTATAGAGTTTATCGACCTCACGCTTGAATTGTGCGGCACCTATGACAGCAACATTGTTACGGGTCGCAAGGTCTTTCATAGCTGTCACTACATCCCCTACGGCACCTACGCGGTCATAGTTTTCATTCCCGCCCTTAATTAGAGTCAGGTAATCGAATACCACAAGCTGTACGCCCTTGGTCTGTATGAAATGTTCCGCACGGGCAATCAGTTGCGGTAGCCTTAAGCTGTTGTCAAAATATATCGGCATGGTTAAACGGTCTAATGCCGCATACATCTGTGCCCGTTCATCGGGTAGATGCTGGAACATGTACGGGTTAATGCTCTTATTCGCTATGCCCGTCATGCTGGCAAGCATCCGCATAACAATTTTTTCTTTGAGCATCTCAAGAGACAAGAAAAGTACAGGGAAGCCCATCCGTGCGGCATTGGCAAGTATCTGAATCAGTAACGCGGTCTTACCCATACTGGGTCGGGCACCTACTAAGGTCAAATCTCCACGGGCTAGACCCTTAAGCCGCAGATACCCGTCCAGTTCTGGAATCCCTGTTGGAATGCTTGTACCAGAAGTCACGCCAGCTTCCCACTGTTGAAATATCTCTCTGACATGTGCCGCAACTCTTACAAGGCTCTGCCCTGCCTCGGGGTCAGAATATTGCATAGCGGTAAGGTCTGTCATCATTGCCGCCATGATTTCTTCTGGGTCTTTCTCTTGCTTTAGAAGTGCCTGAGAATTATTACTACACCACGTAATCATTCGGCGGGTCAGAGCATTCTTGCGAATGATTTCGATGTGCGGCTTGATAGTAGTGAAAGCTGGTAAGCCTAGGGTGAGATTTGCAATAGCCGCAATGCCGCCTATGCTTTGAATATCACCATCCTTTTTTAATTCTTCACCAATCAAGATAGGGTCAATTTTCATCCCCTTATCTCTCAGGTGTTTCATAGCCGTAGCAATCCGTCTATACAGCGGGTGGTAAAAATCTTCTGGTTGCACATACGCGAACAGTTCAAACGCCAAGGCGTTATCCATCTGCACGGCGGCAAGACATAACTTCTCCGCTTCTTCACTGCTAGGCAGTGGTTTATCTAGGTACTGTTCTTTGTTATTTGACATGTAATTTTTCCAGTATTTCTTTGTAAAGCTTCCAACGTTCCTTATGTAAAGATGTAAAGATACCCGCTTTCTCATTCACCTTGGCAACCAAGGCTTGATAGACCACATCAATGTCAAACGGAATATGGGCATCATAATGCTTGCGTAATTCTGCCTCTGCCTCTGGTAAGTCACCAGCCGATAGTACATGGGGTGCAATTATCCATGCAAGCCTCTGATGGTAGGTTTGAAACTGTGCGGCTGTTGGACTGTCTGGTGCCCCAGACAAACGCCGCTGGACTTCTGCAAAAGAGATGCCTTTGGATTCCGCAAAAGAAATGTGCTTGCGTACCTGTGCATCATCCTTAAAGATATGCTTCAAATCATCATAAGGGGTCTTACGCTCATTATCCCCCATATAGAACGGGTTGTTAACTAACCCCTCAACGGCATAGCAAAGCTGTGCAATGCTATAGCCCCGTTTGAAGTGTTGGGTAATCATAGTTATCTGGTCATCCGTTATGCGGCTATATCTAGCCTTGACCCCGCGTGCCGCCCAAGCCTCAACACGTCGCTGGTTTCTATAGTTAAAGACTTGCATAGCATCTGACTGCATCTTACCTGTAGCAACCTCAGATTCTTTCTTGGGCTTAACATTGGTCGGTTGTCTTGGAAACTGTAACTTCTTGGGTGATAGTTCAAATTCCAGACGGTCAAACCATTCGTTGATTTTATCCGCACGTAATAGGTACCAGTTGGCACGCCCCGTCTTGAATAGAATCTCTAAATGCTCTGGTACGTCTGTAGAGATGAAGTCCAATTCCTCAAGTAAGTTAATGGCATTCAAAATCGTGTCTTGGTTGTACTGAAGTAACGCGGTCTGCAATTGCGTGTAGGTATGATACTGCCACTGCCCTGTGTCGATTTTCTTAGGCTCGTTAAGGTCATCCATCATCTGGTTATAGAGTGCGGTATAGTCCGTGCCAGCAGATTTGACGGTGTGCCATTGTTCAAGAAACACAATCAGTGCGGCGGCACAACTATTCCCACGGCACGCTACAAGTAGTGATTGATGTATGCGTATGAATCTGTCACCCTTTGGATAACGGATTGTGCTAGTAAACATAGACTTGACAAAATAGTAATGTATTAGTTATGATAATAGAGACACGAATCCCTACATGCTATACCCGCATAAGGTCATTTGTTGTCTCCGTTTCCAGAGCCGCTTTAGCATCCATGACTAAAGCGGCTCTGGTTTTTCAAATTCAAAATCCAAACTCCGTGTCTATAGATTCTGACTTTCTTCTGCCGCTTTTGCCACGCCAAAAATTATGTGCCCGTAGATGTTCCGTTCTACCTTCCAGCTTTTCCAGATTAGACGGGTCACGGTTGAACGGGTTCTCATCCTTATGGTGAACCACATCATCTTGCGTTAAGGTCTGGTCTGGGTTCGCTTTCATCCAAACTACTCTATGCAGATATTCCCGTCTGCCCTGATACCAAATTCTAGGGTAAGGTACGGCATCCCAATTGCGTAGAGATTCACGGTAATGCTCCCTAGAGCAAAACTTAAACAGCTTACGTCTTTCAACCCTAGCCCCGCACCATGTACAGTCAAATGTAACCATTAGATACCCCTATAGCGTGCGTTTACAGCCCCGTAGAGCCGTTTTTATATCAAATAGGTACCCTAGCCTACCTTGGCTTTGTCTGGGGCACCAGACACCCTTACAAGTGGGTTAACCCAACATGGTTGCACCCAGATAACCCTATAGTCTGAATATGGAAACTTAGGCTTAACGTACTGCGTACATCCGCAATCAGGTATCTGGCAGAAGTCCGCGTTTTGCCCTTGCTTTTTATAGTGAGACAGTAACAGGTCACCGCAATCACCACAGTTATTATTCCTATGACCTACACCCTGCTTTCTGAAATGACCCCGCCGCCTGTGCATTCGTGGTGAAGCGTGTGTGCCATGTTCACCAGACGGGTCACGCAAGACACGGTACTTTCTGCCAATGATATTCGGTGTCCAGATTTCTTTTATGACATTGCTTTTCTTGATTCGGGTCTTGGCAATGTACTTACCTTTCTCGATAAGTTCTGGCAAGGCTTCCATCGCCAGCATTAGATTCAAAGACCATATCAGCATATTGTGAACAAACACCGCATCATCCCTATTCTTGATGCGTATGGTTTCTTCCCCTTTAGCCCTTTGCTTATCTAATGCCGCATTCGCTTCTGTCTGGAACTCCTCCGCATCCATGGCAATGATGCGGTTCATTTCAACCCATGGAAAGCTTGGGGCAAAAAACCATTCGCCAGTTGAAGTACCAGCAACTAAGAGAATACGGTCATGGGTCAGATTGGTTTCAGCCGCAATATAATCCTTAAACCTGTAGATGTGGTGCCCTATCTCATATTTGGAAATCCCAATATAGGCAATCTTATGCTCTCTGAATGTCAGAGCATTAAGGGGTAGAGAAAAGACCTGTGCCGCATCCGGCAGTTTGAAGTCTGCAAAGTCAAAATCTACTGGTGCCGCCGTATCTCGAATAGCCTCAAACACATCCTTTTCGAGAAAGTAATGAGGCTTGCCACAGGTTAACCACCGCATAACAAACATGTAGTTATTCCGTAGAGCATCATACTGTTGCATACGTTTAAGGAACAATCTGCCGTTGAGTAAAGCCAGTGCGGCATACATGTAAGGTGTATGCCAATCAGAGAAGCGGTCAACGCCCTTGTAGATACGCGTGAAACAGTCACGGTAAATATCGGGTGCCTGTTCTTTAATGGTGCTGATAATTTTCTTGGGCGGTATGTCATCTATCGGTACGCCGCCCATGTCATTTTCTGTGGCAAAGCTTTCATATTGTGAGTCAAGCCCTTGCCCCATGAAGTCCATGTGTTTGCATGGCTTGCCTAGAATCTCATTCGGGTTAATTTTCATTTGTAGTCTCCGTTTGTTTTAATGATGACCAGTATCGCTCTTTCAGTAACCTTGGTTGCCTTTTGAGCAATGTCTGCTATACGGCTCTTAGGTATGTCATAGTGCGGTTTATCCCCGCTATGGTACCAGTGCCGCTTGATACCTAAATCTGCCGCCATCCGGTGAAGGTTCTCTACGCTGTAGGGAATACAAACTAGGTGGCGTTTGGTATCAAAGAAATATTCCATCTTGAGTATTATACTTTATTCAAACAATAAATGCAAGTCTGTTTTTAGACAAGAAAAAGCCCCGCATCGGTTAAGACATGGGGCTTGATTTTGTCTGGCGTACCAGACAGGTTATGCCGCGTTACCAGCCGCTACCGCTTCTGGAAACTTCGGGTTCTTCTCGAAAACAAATCCCGTGGTGCTGTTGATGAACGTGCATTCACAACCAAGGGTAATGTCTGTATCCGTGGTGTCTTTGATTTCGACACGTCCATGCACAGAGCAAGATGCAAAAATCTTAGGTACCACGCCCTTTGGAATCGGGGCGTTGTTACCCGTTGCACTTGCAATCGCACCGTTGGTAGAACCAGCCGCCGCCTTACGTGCCTCTAGGTTGTGGGCAGTGATGGCGTTCATGCGGTCTTGCAAGGATTGCTTCATGCGTGCAACACGCTCCGCACTTTCTGTGGTAATCATTTCATCCACAGACGCCGCCGCAAGATTAAGCGGCACAGCCTTCCCGTCAACAGTAACGTTACCAGTCTTGGCAATCTCATTCAGAACGCTGAACGTGGAAGCTAAGTGTGCAGGGGTAATATTCGGGTTACCGTCTGCATCTTTCGGTGCCGTTTGACGGGCAAGGTCATAAGCGTTACGGGCAAGTGCCGCTGAGATTTGGTCAATCTCTGGATTATCCCCAAAGTTACCCTCTTTCAGCAAGCCCCGTACGCCACGGGTAATAGCTTCTGCCGCTGTGATACTCGGCAGATTCTTGCTGTCAACAATGTCGCCCTCAACCAGCCAATTGAAAGCCTGACTTGCCGCCATAACGCTGTATGCGTGTGGACGTGACAGGTCAAAACGTTCCGCAACGTATGCTTCAAAGGTTGGGTGACTCTGACGGTACAGGCGTTTCTGATTGATGACCGTAAGGGCACCACCAATCTGCATCGCCGCCGTTTGGAATGTAGGCAAGAATTTGATAACCGTCTTTTCTTGCTTGTTCAGTTCCGCACGTTCTTCATCAGTCAGTGTGGTTCTGAGAGCAAGGGCTTCTTCTTTCTTCTTATCCTTGGCTTTCTGTTTCAAGCCATCGACTGCGGCAGTGACTTCTTCCTCAGACAGTTCCACAAACTTTGTGGTACGCTGGTTGGAGTAGTCACCAGCCACTTCTTTTTCAGTCAAGCCAGCGTCCTGTGCAAGCTTAACCAATTTCTCTGAAGCCTTTTCAGCTCTCTGCTGATTCTTTTTCAGTTCCTTGATATGCTCTGCCGCTTTTTTGGCTTCTTCAATCGTGAGAGAAACAAAAGTTTTCTTTTGCCCATCTGAAACGGCTTGGGCAATCTCAGATTCCTTAGCACCCTCAACCTCTTTCATTCTCTCTTTAAGACCATCAGACCGCTTGGTGGCAATGGACTTTTCTTTTTCCGCTTTCTTTTCTTCTGCGGCTTTCTGCTTTTTCTGCTCTGCCTCAAGACGTTCCTTAGCTAATTCAAGCTTGGTTTTCTTAACTGGCTTTGCTTCACCCTCTGGTATTTCATTCCCTGCATCATCAACTGCTACAACTTTTTCTGCCATGACTTCTCCTTTAAGTGTCAATAAGTGTTCGGAAAATTGGTCAAAGGACGCATACGCACGCCGAACAGGTTCGCCGTTTGCACCCTTAAAGGTCTTGCGGGTAAATTCCCCGTCTTTCAAATATCCAAAGGCTACGTGGGCTTTCACTTCATCTGTGCCTTTTTGTTTGAAGCCTATGACCTCTACAATCTCACTGCCGTATTTGGGTTTTTCAGACAGTTTGTAGACGCCCCCGATGACTGGTTCTTTTTTCATTCTTTCTATATCTCCGTTTTTTTATTTGTCTGGCGTACCAGACAACCATTACATTGCATAATGGTAGCTACATAATAACACAGTCAACAATAAATGCAAGCATGTTTGCAAAAAAGTCTATAACGCTACTATTTACACTAGTTACAGGGTTAAAGCCCGTAAATACGGCATTCTGTATGTTAGATACTTGACAGATAACATTTTCTCAAGTACAATCGGGGTGAATTGACAAACCTACCTCTGCTCTAAAAGGTAAAAAGCATTGGTGTCAATTCATCCAACCTTTCCGTAAAACTAATGAATACTAGATAGCAAAAAACAAAAGCCGAAACCCACAGTTCGCTTCCAAAGAAAGACCCCAGAGCAAACTTGTTAATATGCTCTGGGGTTCCTCTATGTTTAGACCTATGGCATTGCGGCTACCGCATCATGTGCGGCAACGCATTCCGCTTGACTCATCTGTGCAGGGTCATTAGTACGCCCCGCTGTGAAATTCATTACCACAGTCCCTAAGTCTTGTTTCTTGTTGTTACACAAAATCTTCAGACTGTTGATAGTGTTAATGTCTGCTAACTGCCCTTGTTCTGTGCTTGCGGGTTGTGGTGCCGCTGGCATCGGTGGTGCAGATGGTTGCGGTGCTACGGCTTGACCTTGTGTTTGAATTAACTTCAATTGCTCAATCATGTAGCTTGCCGCCTTTTTGTTGAGTTGCTTAACATCCGTACAGCCAGTGAATAACTGTGCGGCAAAAGCGGTCTGGTCATAACCCAACGCTTTAGAGATAGCGTACATCGCTTTCTCTTGACCGTCTGATGGTGCAAAGCCAGTATCGCCTTGGGTACCCACACGGTAGAATGGGTCAACAGGTTTACTGTTATCGAATTGTTTTTGACCGCCACCCGAATATGGCTGACCACCGCCATTATTACCCGTATCATCGTAACTTTCTTTGTGGTACAAGTCACGGGCAATTCCAAATTTAGTGGCGGCACGCTTCAGAGCGTCAGACTCCGCTTTCTTAAAACCTGTTTCACCCCTTTGGGCATCCCCGCAACCTAAACCCTCACGGGTAACCCCTGCCACTGTTAGAGCAACTATACAAAAAATAAAGTTGCCGTCAATTTGCACGGTCTTAATGGTGTGTTCCCACTCTGGACACGCCCTGTCCAAAATATCACAAGCCGTGTGCCACTCAATATATTCCACCTTACCAAAACCAGCATCCCGCACCCTGATAAGGTCTGGGTCTACTGGCTCTTTCAGCATCGCTTGTACACTCTCAAAATCATAAGAAACCCCCTCTGGCAAACCCTCTGGCTTTGCCGTGTCTGGTGCTTCTGCTGTACCTGTTGCTTTTCTAGGCATTTTAGTTATCTCCTTGTCTGGTGCCCCAGACATTCTATTCAGCCAAACTTTCTACCCTTGGCTGGTAGGTATCACGTGATACACTCATGCAAACTGTACGTAGGTAGACCAGCTATCCTAACGTTTTGTAAATCTTCACCTTCTAACTCTGCAAGCATCCCATCGACTAAAAAGAATGTACCATGCCCTAAGTCTGGCTGGTAGTCTACGGTCACTTGTGTAGTGAACCTTGTGCAGTGTTCGGGGTGTGGCTTAAGGCTAATGATATGCACACCACACCTTGCACAATTCCCGTTATTTCTCATACGGCAAGAATATTCGCGTCAAATCTTTTGTTCAAATCTTCCTCAAGTACCTGTAGGTACGCTCTAAATTCTTCTGGGTCACGTTCAAGGTCGCGTAGGTCATGCGGCTTGATGGTGTATTTTTCTTCTCCTATATAATGCCCGTCGATTCTCTCAACTACCCGCAAGAGTAACCCGTAGTACGTCCAGCTAATCTTTAAGAATCTGTGAAAATTCATTCTACACTTTTATAGGCACCAATCGCCCTACCCCCACTAAATGTAACACCACCGTAAGCTGGTTTTGTGTTCGGTACAAAATGTCTGGCAAATAAATGACCAGACCCAACGTGAATAATCTCACTACTACCGCAATTACATCTAGGGCACTGCCCTGCTAGGTGTGGCGGGTCGCCGCAATGTTCGCATTCATTTGGTGTTTGTCTGGCACGCCAGACATTAGAAAAACTCACTTCTTACATCCCCATCCAGCCGTAAAAATTCCATCGCTAACATTCTTAAATCTTCCATGACTATACCAGCGTCAAAGGTTTTACTATATCCCTCATACTGAACAAAGGTGCTACGAGTTAATGTAGCAAACTCAACCAGTGTATCATCAGGCGTCATTAAAATTTTGCGACATGTTTCTCGATATTTACTCATGGTGCCCCAACTCCAAATTTAAGATTCTGAAAATACCCTCGCCAGATAAGGTCGGGTTGCCCCTGTGCCTCATGTAGCACTTCTAAACTTGATTCGGCAACAGACGCCTTAACGTAAAACCCGTGAACAATCTTATCTACCCCGTACGCTACAAGCTGGTAATAATCCTTTTGATGGTCATTACGTTTAAGGTAGCCGTTTTGACCAAGCAACGCAGTGAACGTATGCCATCGGTGTGTGTCTTGGATAACACCCGTAACCGTGGCTACGTACCAGACCCCATCCTCAATCTCTTTCACCGTCATAGGTAATATTCACCCCCTCATAAATCACCGCTTGCTTTGCCAATGCTAACAGCATGTGGGCACCGACTGCCGTTGCCATGTGGTAACAAGTAAAGCCTACCCTACGCGGCTTGTCTTGTTCACACTCACAAAAGACCAGCTTTTGACCCGTGCCAGATTTCTTGCAAGTAACCTTGTACCATCGCCCCGTACTACCCCGTACTTCATACTCACCGTAATCTAACACTCGTAGAGTAGGTTTAACTTTACGTGCTTTCTTACACGCCGCTTCTAATTGTGCTAGGTCTGTTAACAAAAGCATTTGACGTACCAAGTAGTCTATCACATCCAAACAATAAATACAAGTCTGTATCGTGTTGATTTATGTCTGGTACGCCAGACAAACAATTTTGATTTATATTTGTCACGCCCGACGTTGCGGCGGCACGGTTAAATGCCCATCCTATTCTTGTATAGGGTATGTAAGACGGGTTATTAGGGCGTGCGTAATTTCGGGTTCTACGTTAGGGTAACGTTGTCTGGTGTACCATACAAAATCGATTCGTTAATTATCTCTCTCTTTTCTTTCTCTTTCTTTCTCTCTCTCACACTCTCTCTCTTTCTATCTCTATCTTATCTCTCTCTTTATGTTGTTTAATTATTTACTCAATAAGATATAAAGAATAACGCGTACGCACGCACCCGCGTTAGGAAAGGTAACGCCCCGCACGTAGGCGTGTCTGGTGCCCCAGACAACGTTCCTATCCATTTGACAAACATGTACTGTCTGTTGTATCATTAATAGAGTAGGGTATTGACAGAGGCGTTAGCCGCCCATCCGCACGCTTGGTATTGGGTCTGCTCCATATCCAAGATGGTTGGAACGTAATCAAGCAGATGAAAAACGGCGTGAGGGGTACACACAAGCCCTTCGCTCAATACCCTGCAAAAACTTTATGCGTCTAACAACTAACCGCCCAAGTCAAATTCGTCTGGTGATTCCCCCTGATTGCCGTGAGGCGTTTGGTGAACTGAATACGCTCTGTATTCTCAACAAGCAGACGCTAGTTGAGAAACTTGCGGAACTTGCCAGACAAGAACTTTCTAAACCAGAAAGTCAAGAGTTGATGCGTTTTACTTGGCTACCATGGACACAGTTTGAACGGGAAATGAAAAAGGCTGGTTACAGCGTTAGCCGTAATGCGTTCTGGCAGTACCGTAAGGATGGTCTGATAGATGAAACGTTTGTGCGTACAGACGGTGAAAGCACATTATACCAGCTTGAAGGAATACTTGGTTACTTTAGGGGCACACCTAGATTGTCTGGTGCCCCAGACAAACTTCTGGGGAAGGCACTAATACCGCAAGGTAGTGCAGGGTGACCATAGGCACCTCTCATACTTCCCCATCACAAAAATGAAGAATTTATTAACAAACAACGTCCAATTAATTGTTGCCGCGTTTTTATGGGGTATGCTGGTTTACTGGTGGTACCCTTTTGAGTTTATTGATAAGACTTCTGGTAAGGGCGTTATAGGGATTATTGCCATGCTTCTTGGTGGGTTTGTAATTTGCAATCTCATTGTGGGTTATATCTTTGGCTTAGTAAACCGTGCGGAGAAAGTGTGAGCGTTCAAAATCTCTTTCCTATTGAGAGTGATAAGTTTGAAAGCACCCGTCTGGTCTTTGTCAAAGAGACTATTGATAGCCATGTCTGGCATATCTGTGACATGGCACTCGGCGGTAAGAAATACGCTAACACTATGTACCTTACCGCCCTACACGGGAAGCCCGTCGAAAGCGTTGTGAGATGCTACACCGTGGCAGAAGTGAAAGCTAGAGATTTATTAGGTACGGAATATTTCTGTGCCAGATGCCTAGACGAGTATGAGATTGCCAGAGATATAATTGAGAGCCGTAGGATGCTCAAATTCAGTTGATGACTACACTTGGGTAATAAGGAGGATACAAAATGTCAGTAAGGGCAAAATTCTACGTATCACGCTTTGAACAAGTGTTGTGGGGTTATGCACCAACTCAAAAACCAATGACGACGGTAGTTCTAATGCCAGTTCATTCTAGTGAGGGTAATCCAGAAAATAAAAAGTTCTGGGATGCTACCCCTGCTGGTGAATGCAAACTTGGTACCGTGAACTTAGAAGCGGCAGAGTATTTTGAGTTAGGTGCTGAATACTACATCGACTTTACCAAAGCCGAAAAAACCGCAGAACAGACCGCATAAGCAATCGCGGCACAAGGGCAAGCCAGCAAGCACGCTCTTGTACAACTAACGGAGATAACATGGCAGTTAAAGAAGTAACAATGTATAAGGCAGATGACGGTACGCTGTATGAAAGCAGAGAGGATGCCCAGACGCATAACTATGTGATGGGTAAGATTAATGACTACGCCGATGCGTTCATTACAGATTACAATAGCCACAAAAATGCTGAGGAATTTGCTAGAGGAATGGTAAACCCAGAGTTTGCTAGAAACTTAATTATTGAATGGGAAAAATATTGTGTCAGGCACCAACCCAAAAAAGCCGAGAGAGAAAACTAGTTAGTTGATTTGTGTCTGGCACGCCAGACAAAATATTATGGATAAAATGGAAATTACTTACAGGGATATAGACTCCGTAAGGTATCTCGAAAAGAATTTCAAACGCCACGCTATTGATGAAGCGATTGCTTCTATCAGAAAGCGTGGCTTTATCGACCCTGTTGGGTTCAACCCATCTACGAGTAACATCTTTGACGGTAACGGCAGAATCGAAGCGTTACGTATCTTACGTAAGAAAGTAGAAGATGGCGAACTGGATGAGAACAACCAGCCCTACACAATACCCACAGGGATTCAAGAAGCCCCAACTGGTAAATGGCACGCCCCATTCATTGACGTACCAATGAGTGAGGATGAAGAAATTGCCGCCGCCGCCGCACTCAATCAAATCAATAAACTTGGGGGTTACGATGAAGCGTTCCAGCTTGACATTTTGCAAGAGATGCAAGAAAAAGGAACCTTTGAAGCAACGGGCTTCACTGACGCAGACTTGCAAGAGTTACTAAAACGCTTTCCACCGCCAAGGCAGAAGTTCGATGAAAAGAATCCAGACGCAGAGTTACGCAACATCATTGGCGATGGTGTAACTAAAGAGGCAACGTCACAGACTAAACAAGTCTACATGTTCTACAGCCCAGAGGAGTATGATAAATTCGTGAAGTTGACCGCAGACCTTGCACAAGTCTTAGGTGCTAAGAATGCCAGCGATTGCACTATCAAAGCATTAGAGTATGTCGATAAAGCAACTAACAGTACAGCCGAAGCTATCTGATGAAGAAACAGAAGCTTTAGCTGGTGAGTTTATTACTTACGATAAAGACCGCACCAAGGATAAACTTATTGAGCCAGAGTTTATTGTGGACTGTGATGTGGACATGTACAAAGAAAATGGCGAACCCTTAGTCTTATTCAGAAAGCGTCAGGTTCCAGAGCGTCATGCTAGTACCGCACTCAAAGCCTTATACCACGCCGCGACCGAATATGGTAACCGTGGTGTTGCGGCTGGAAAACTTAAGTACCACAATTACGGCAAAGACTCTAAAGAATCTCGTGGCAAAAAGCTGGTCAATGTAGGTGAGGATGATATAAGGGCACGCTACATGAAAGAGGATGGCACCATCTCAAAGACCGTAACCGCGATGACGGTACCATCTGGAATTATTGGGGCGTATGACAGGCATGTGAGATTCCCTTACTGCCGTCTTACAAAGTTTACGATGGAACACCCAGAGAAAATTATTGAGGCGTTACCATTCATACAGGCAGTCAATGAAGTATTCAAACGAAATTTACCAGACAGATACGGAATCCAACTCGGATATTGTAATAAGACCCATGCAAATTATGTGTTCCCAAACACTGCTTTTACCACGGTCACCGTTAACCGTAACTGGCGAACTGCCGTCCATACAGATGCCCAAGACCTTAAGGCTGGTTTTGGAGTCTTATCAGTTCTCACTGAAGGAAGATTCAAAGGTGGTATATACACTATCCCTAAATATGGTATAGGGGTAGACATGCGGCACGGTGACGTACTTCTAACCGATGTGCATGAGTATCACTGCAACACAGAAATCATCCCTGTTACTAAAAACTACACTAGGTTAAGCACTGTGTTCTATTATCGAACCCGTGTACTAGGGTGTAAGTCTCTGGAAGAAGAACGGGAAGTTGCCAAAAACCGCAAAGAGGGTACGCCGCTTTACGTAGATTTTGAGGGGGAATTTCCAGCATGAATGATTCTCACATGTTACGCAGACCCCGCAAGGGTGAAACCTATGATGCGTCTAATTGTGTACTCCGCACAGTAGATGCTCTGCTTAGTTACAAGCGTGGCTATATGAAAGGCGTGGATGCTTCAGAAGCTAAGGCATGGGAGGATGGTTTGCGTGATGTGATTGAAGGGTGGAACCATACCCGTAACCATCTAACGGAACGTAAGATTGACAACGCGGTTCTGGAACTGGTCAAGGTAGTGGTAGATTACACGCCAATCAGAGCGGATGATGATAGGGGGTACTAATTGAGAGTCACGGCGATAGGCGGCATCCCCGCCAGTGGTAAGACAAGTTTAATGTTTAGGGTAATTGACCGCTTAAGTGAGAGGGCTATGCCTATCTACTTCAAAGAGGGATTAGTTCAAGGTTATGATTACCCCGCACTTAGCACAGTCATACTAGGTAACTATTATGATGCGAGTGATAAGTTTGCTGGTACAGACCGTATGAGCATGGCGGCACAACCGAAGGTTCTGGAATGGCTGGCACACCCAAGAGTTTGCGATACGCACGTGCTGTATGAGGGCGATAGGCTCTTTAATAAGTCTTTCTTTGAGGCTCTTACCCGAATGAATATACCGTTTGAGATTTATGCCTTAATGGTAGCCCCAGAAGTTGCGGCATCCCGTTGTATAGCACGGGGTAG